GGTGAGTACGGAGTAGATGTACGCTACGGAATTATGTCCGGTATGGACCCTAACCGTGCAGTTATCGCATTACTACAAATGCGTTCAGATAAACTTGTATCCCGCGACTATGTACGCCGTGAATTACCGGTGGAGATCAATGTTACCCAAGAAGAGCAGAGAGTGGACATTGAAGAGTTACGCGACTCTCTACGTATCGCTGTTGCTCAGTACGCTCAAACCATCCCTGCGATGGCATCACAAGGTCAAGATCCTTCCTTGGCTGTTACTCGGATTGCTGAAGTCATTGCAGGGCGTCAAAAGGGATTATCTTTAGAATCAATAGTGGAAAAGGCGTTCGCACCAGAACCTCCACCACCAGCGCCAATGACCCCAGAGATGGGTATGGCACCTCAAGTTCCAGCAGCAGGTGTGGCCCCCGCTCCTGCCTCGCAGCAACCTCCACAAGAACAAGCTGGTCAGGCCCCTGCTGCTGGTCAACGTCCTGATATAGCACAACTACTAGCCGGTATAACTGGCGCAGCATAAAGGAAAGGAGGCGCACTATGAACAAAGGATCAAGAGCAAAGGCTTCGGTACAACCAGTAAAGGTTGATACAAAGGCTGGTTCAGTTAAAGGCGGCGAAGTAAAATTCGGATACGCTCCAGCTGCTCGTAAAGGCAAGAAGGCTTAATTTCACTGAAAGGTGTACAGGGCGATGGATGATTACGACAAGGTTCCCCGCCCTGTACGCTGGACAGATCTTTTAGTCATATTTACAGGCGCAATATATAACTTATCTCAGGTAATAGAAGCGTTCTTTTCAGAACTCTACGATTTAAGTATTTACCATTCAAAGCAACAATCCAAAACAATGCAGGCGTGGGAAGAAATGACCGCCGACTTAGAGAATTTACAGGAGGGAACAGATGGCTGAGAATCCTATGGCTGGCGTTTCAGGTCCTGGACCATATGCAAAGCGTACAGATGTTGGAACCCCAGAGATGAAGATGGGTTCTATCGCTTACGGAGAAGGTGTTGAGACACAGGCTCTTAAGTCTGGTGCTCCACTTGCAAGAACTACTGATGCAGTATCAGAGCCACAAGATAGATTACGCCCTGCCCCATCAGGCCCTATAACAGAATTATTTGCAGAGACTACACGCCCAGAGGAACCTATTACCGCAGGTATTGATATGGGTGAAGGTCCTGGATCTAACGCACTTATGTTTAAGAAGACTACAGAAAAACTTTCAGATACTTTGGCAAAGATGTTGCCATTTGATACAACAGGTGAGATCACAATTCTTTATCAGCAAGCTCTATCCAGAGGGCTTTAATGGCTGGAATTAATCTAAAGGTAGCCGCAACTCAGGCTCAACTTAATGAGAATGAAAAACAACAAGTTGATGCTTTATCAAAACTTGTAGATACCCATAAATCTCTACTTGACCTACCTGCTAAGCAGGCTGTACAAAAGTATTCACAGTTGCCTCAAGCACAAAAAGATGCTCTTGTAGCATTTAATGGAACTGAGCCTGAAGAAAAGCGTAGCTTCTTGGGTAGCGCTTGGCACTACACAGGTGGCGCTGCAATATCAGGATTAACAGCAGCCTCTGATTTTATGACTCGTCTTTATCGCTTTAGTGCTCTTGATGTAGACACACTTGAAAAGCAAAAGGGTGATCTTAGAGGTTTATCAGGTCTTAAGACTGCTTGGGAAGCAACTGGCGCTAGCGGTGAAAATGTATTTGACCAAGGCAGAATTGATAAGGCTAAGGCTAAGTTTACACCTGATCGTGTTAGTGTTGCTATCAAAGCGTCAACTGGTATTCCACTAGATGAGATCATTGCTACTGGTACAGAAGCAGAAAAGCAAATTGCGGTCAAGGCTTCTAAGAGACAAGACTTATTATTTCAAGATGCTTATGACGCAGTAGTTGCTGCTAAGTTTTCTCCTGGTCGTCAAGTTGCAAATGCTCTTCTTCCTAGTTCTTTAGAAGGAACAGGCTTTCTCTATAAAGGAATCTCAGGTAGCGTAGACGCATTATACCGATTCCGCACTGATCCATTACTTGTTTTGGGTAAGGCTAAGCAAGCCTACGATGCTGCTAACTATGCTTTAATGAAGATTATTGGCAATCCTCAAAAACTTGATGAGGCTTTTACCAATCCTAACATTGTTAACTTCTTTGATACATATGGCAAAGAACTTGATAACCTCAAAGCAGCACGTTCTTCTAAGGATATTAAAGCAGCAACAGATGCGGCAACTCGCCTCAAGCGTATTGCTCCAGAGTTTGGCCCATCTGCTATTGATGAGTTTATTAGAGCTGGCGTTAAAGACGCACCTACTGCCAAGAATTATCTAGCAAACATTGTAGATGTAAAGAAGATTCTTGCAGGACAACCTGCTCGACAGACTCCATTGATCCCACGTCTTGATGCAGCCCGTAAAGCACGCATTGCTTTCTATACCGGCGCAAGCAAGGTTATTGATATTGACAAGTCTGGCCGTAAGATTGTTGCAGCGCTCTATGGTTCAGAGCCACAGTATGCAGATATTTCTACTGGTTTGAATGAGGCTAGCACATTAAGAGATACAGCATTTCAAGCAGGACTAAAGCCTGAAGATATAAAAAATAGAATTGCTGAATTAGAAGGATTTTCTACTAAACTTAAAGGACCTTCTGGTGCTATCCGTATGCCACTTGATGTTATTCAAGGACGCATAGATAGATTCTCTGCTAAGTTTACAACCATCCCATATTTTAAGGATGGCTTCTTTGATGTAATGTCAGTAAACGCTTCTGACCAAGTATATCGAATTGCACGCCTAGCCAACTCTCGTTACCACAGCAAGATAATTGCTGAAGCATTTGCAGCAGGATCAGAAGGTCAGCGCAAGCAGATCTTTACAGGTCTTTGGAATACAGTTGCAGAAATTCGTGGCGTATCAAAGGCTGCTGCTGGTAAAACCTATATGGATGAGTTTGCAGGTAAGGGCCTTGAGAAGAAGTATGCAGCAGATATTGTTGTAGACGGAGTAAACAAGGGCAACCCTGCACAGTTTGGCGATCAACAACTAGCGCTATTTCCATATCAATTATCTTCAGCCATTGCTGTACCAAAGATCATTGACCTAGATAGATTAGCAGCTCGTGCTGGAATTATTAACAGAATTATGGGACTATCCCACCAACGTTGGGCTGACACACTTTTATCTGGTTGGGTTATCGGAACTCTTGCAGGACCACGTTTTGCTATTCGTAACGCAACAGAAGACTTAATGGCACATATGGCCATTGGTAGTTCTCCTTGGGGAATTGCTACAGGTCGTGCATTTTCTACCCGTATCCGTGCATCAAGAGGAATAACCGGAGAAGATACGCTTAAAGAAGTTGGCAAAAAGGCTCTTACGTTAGATCAAGAAGCTGGCGAACTTGGTGTTATTAACAAGCTAATCCGACGCAAGGAACTTAAGAAGTATGCTGCTTTAATTCGACAGGCTCAAACCCCAGAGGATGTTCGTGTTGTTATGGCAAATGCCCTGCTTCACGATGGCATTGGTCGAATAGTAGATAAAAAAGGTTCTGAGTATCTTGCTGAGATCGCTGAGTTTGGATACATTGATGACACTCTACGTGCAACTGCTGAAGGTAGCAAGAACGCTTTACGTGGGGCTGACCAATATATTCAAGCAACCGATGACGTTGCCAAGTATGGCAAGATGGCAGCTATTGAGATTGATGGAATTGCATATCGTCAGGCTCTAGGTGAGTCAGGCTTTACAGAATTTAACCCTGTAGCAAACCAGCAGAATCGTATCTCTTGGCTTGTCCAACTAGGCGTAACATCTACAGATGAGTTGGCCCAGATTGCAGTTAAGAACCTTGACGATGAAGGTAAAGCACTTGCTGAGATGCGTGATTATCTAGCAAACTTGACAGAAGCACAACGCAATCGCTTCCAGTTATACGATGCTTCTGTTGGTGGAAACACCGCAGTCCACGCTAAGAAGGCATATGATGCAGTTCGTAACCTTTATTCAAAGCGTAACGGCGAAATTAATATGGATTTGCTCAACAAGGTACGCACACTTGGCAATGATGGTGAGTATGTAGTTTCTACAAAGAACCTTAGCCTAGAAGATCTACCAAACAAGATGGACACAAATCTTACGCCAGAGTTTATCTCAGGCCCTACTCTTGTTCCTGTAGCAGATAGTGGATTTTTCCCAGTAAGAGTTACAGAGCGTCTTTGGGATGCTATGGGAGAGGCCAATGCCCGCTTCTCACGTGAACCAATCGTCCTTAATGAGATGATTCGTGTTCGTAAAGAGATTGCAGAATCTGGTCTTGAGAAAAGAATAATGGATCTGCATACAAAAGGTCTTCAAGGAGATAACCTTAAAGCCGCTACTGTTGTAGCTAAGAAAGAAATTGTTGCTCTTACAGAGGAACTTGCAAAGAACAGGGTTCTTGCTTTCGTAGATAACCCAGCAGTTCGTAGCCAGTTGGCTATGGCAAGCCGTAACTTTGCTCGATTCTACCGTGCAACTGAAGACTTCTATCGTCGCGTTTACAGAACTATACGTTACAACCCAGAATCAATCTCACGATTGGCTCTTACCTACGAAGGTGTAACACACTCTGGCTTCCTACAACAGGATGACAACGGCGACTCATACTTCTTCTACCCAGGACTAACTCCTGTATATGACACAATGAACAAAATAGCGCAGGTCTTTGGATCACCAGAATCATTCCAAGCACCAATGCCTGTCGAGTTTAGTGGTAAGTTGAATATGCTTACCCCATCAATGAATCCAGACTCATTGTTCCCTACATTTGCTGGACCATTAGCAGCAGTTCCAATGAAATTTATCTTTAATGCGGTACCAGCACTTGATAAGTTTGAAAAAAGAATCCTCGGTATTTATGCCGAAGATCAACCAATGATTGATGCTATATTTCCAGCACACTTAAATAGATTCCTTGATGCTATGAGCAGAGATGAGCGTCAGTCTCAGTATGCCTCAGCCTTCCGTAAGGCAGCGACATACTTACAAGCTGGTGGTCACGGAATTGAACCAAAGTTCAATGCACAAACAGGCGAGTGGGAACCACCAAGTCCTGCTGAATTGCAGTCATTCAAGGATAAACTAAGTTCTGCAACAGTAAGTGTTCTAGCCATTCGCTTTATCTTTGGATTCTTTGCTCCAGCATCACCACAGGTAACGCTTAAATCTGATATGGCTAAATGGGTCAGAGACAATGAACGCGTTAACTTCAAGCAAGTATTCAATAACCTCATTACTAAATACGATGGAAGTCTTGACAAGGCTATGGGTGAATGGCTACGTCTATACCCAGACGAGATGCCATACACAGTATCTGAGTCAGATGACAACGTCGTTCCAGTAGTACGTGCTGTAGCAGATACTACTAAATGGATTGAAAATAACGAGAGTCTCCTCAAGGCTTATCCACAAGGTGCTCCATTCTTGATGCCAAAGGTGGGAGAATTTGACTTTGAGGCATATCGTTTGCTCTTCAAGTCTGGTATTAAATACAGCAAGACTATTGATAATTTCTTGCAGGATACCCAAGCTGCCCGTGATATCCAGTTCTACTACGATCAAAAAGATCTATACGAGGAAGAACTTGCTCAGACCTTTAGTGATAGCCAAAAGGCTAAACTCAAAGAACAATGGACTTTATGGGGCAAGCAGTTTAAGGGAGCACGTCCTGCACTTCAGGATGAGTTAGCAGAAGGTGGAGATCGCCAGAGAGCGCGTCAACGTTCCTATGAAGATTTGCAGAATATGCTCAACGGCCCAAAGGCTGCTGAAGCACGTAAGGCAGATCCAAAAGCGTTTGATGCAATCAAGAAAATGTCAGATATTTACAACAACTATCTATATAGCCGTGATCTTGCTGTAGGTTCTAGTTCTAATGCTTTAGCATATAAAGATCTACTAAAGCAGAACGCAAAGACAGAACTTGAGAACATAGCATCAGAGAATCCAAATGCAGAAGATGCGTACTACGTCCTCTTTTCAAGATTAATTGGAGATTAAAATGGCAGAGAAACCAGCGTTTTACAATAACTGGAAAGGTGGCGCAGTTCCTACTGGGTCAACTGTATCTGGCGCAAATCAAGATCCTTATGGTGGATTCAAACAAGGCGGCACAACTCAGGGAGTTGTAGATCCTGCCGTATCTATCTATGAACTGTCCGATGCAGAACGCAAAGAACTAGCAAAACTCCTCAAGAACGCTGGATATAAAGTACCAACTACCGGCAAGTATTCAGATGCAATAGTTGAAGCCTACTCAGATGCGCTACAAGGAGCTGCTTTACAGTCAGCAAGACTGAACAAAGACTTCAGTGTACGAGACTATCTTCTCCAAGAAACGGTTTCAACTGGATCTGGTCAGCCTTCCATTCGTGAAGATATCCGAATCTGGGACCCAACCAAGGTCGCTGCAACGGTCCAAGATCTATCAGTAAAGTTGTTAGGTCGAGAGGCAACTCCAGAAGAAGTTGTTTATCTTGGCAAGAAACTTACAGATGCACAGAAGAAGGCTGGGACTAAAACCCAATACGTAACAAAGGCTGGCAAAGTAACAGCAACTGTTACAGGTGGTATTGATGAAGAGCAATTCCTTATTGATGTATTCCAAAAGGACAAGAAGTTTGCTCCTGAAATCAAAGCAATTCAAGAAAGAAAGAAAGCTGTTGAGGCAAGCGAAGCCAATACTACACGCCAAGATTTTTTGAGAACAGCCCTTAATAATGGAGTAACTCTTGACGAGGAATCTATTAAGGGATTTGAGCAACGCATTAAGGCTGGCGAAAGTTTAGATGCAGTTAAAAATGCTATCCGTAGCACTGCCTCTTTGGGTATGCCTGACAATGTAAAGAAGTTAATTGAATCAGGTGTAGACCTAGCTACAATTTACTCACCATATAAGAGTCTTCTTGCTCAGACTTTAGAGGTTAACCCAAATAGCATTACGCTTAATGACCCAACCTTGCGTATGGCTATTGGGCCAGATAAGGAAATGTCTTTATACGAGTATCAGCGTTCACTTCGTAAAGACCCACGCTGGCAGTACACAGATCAGGCAAGACAAGAAGTGTCACAAACAGCATCGAGAGTCCTTCGTGACTTCGGATTCCAGGGGTAATGATGGCAATATCACCAGAAGATCGTATTCGTCAAATAGCTTCTTTACCTAAAAGAACAACTAAACCTGCAACTCCACAGTCAACTAATCTTAAT